CCACTCACAGCAAAATACTTTTTAGCATTATTCTCTAAGTGTTCTTTGACATCAAGACAAAGTGACGACAATTGATCGGTTCTTCTGTCAAGTTCATCATCAATAGCTCTAATAGTTTCCGTATAACGAAAAGCAACAAAGCCAAGTGTACCCATAGCAATTGTTTGAGTAGCACGAGCACCAAGTAATGTACTAAAAAGAGCACTAGCAACTATAGTAGTAATCGCTCCAACGTAAACATTACGATCGTCATGGACCTTTTTTGCTAACTTCATTGTAGCAACAGTTCTTCTAAAGAAACTGCGCACATTAGTTAAGCTTAAGCGTAAATCCCACAATTCTTGTGTACTCATTGCTTGCCATATAGTCAAAGGCGAAGCCATTGCTTCAGCAATTGGTTGACATGAGCAAATCATATCAGGGTTACCACATACTTCACAGAATCCACAAGTATCCAATTTTGTTTGAATATTCATCTGTGTAATCTGTCGCTGTTTATGCAATTGTACATCTTTTACAATAAAAGAACACATAGCATGAAAATCATGTGCTTCATCATCATAAGAGTTCCATTCTTTGCGGGGAATAATATCCCACACAATTGTGGATCCACCTTCAGATGTTGGTTCAATATGACTAAAACGTTTTAAAGTCAAACGATACACATCAAATCGCAATGTGTCTTGTTTCGTTAATCCTCCAAAAGCATTCTGAAATTCTTCTCTTATCTCTACTTCTACATCAAGAGCAAATCGTCGGAGAATACTTTCAGGACATACTGAACATTCAACAGCACGAATGGTTTCATCATTCGTGGTGACAATCAAAGCATCATTACCTGGGTAATATTTGCCCTTTTTATCAGCTTCTGCTTTCTCTAAAGGACGTGGTACAGTATTAACATAATTTAACAACCGATCATAGTTCGGTTTATTATTTTTGTTATTTGCCACATCATCAGCAACAATAATTTTATGTGATGGTTCAATAGTTGATTCATATCGTTCATCAATATTAGTGAATACGATATTACCTCTTTCGTTTGCATCTCGACCATAAGTATTTAATAAGGTTTTTGAAATGAGTTTAACCATCGTGGATTTTCCGCAACTAGAAGGACCTGCCATTTTAATAGCATAGGCTTCTTCTTTCGCAGGTGCATCAGCTTTACGAGCCCAAATGTTGGCTTGCATTTCTGACAACTTACGAACAAAATTAGAAACAGACATTCTTTGTTGTGCACTCGTACATCTTATTATCAACTTTTTAGCATTATCAAGAGCGACTTTTAATCTACTCTCGTATTGCTCTATAGTCATATTATAAATATTACGCAGTTCAATTTCTTGTCCTGATAAAACAAAACTATAAGCTTGTTCAAGTTCACGTACTTCCACTTCAAAAACTTTTGATTCATCTTTACCAAGAAAAATTTGTGACCATTTCCCGGTACAAATATTTTCCCAATGTCCTGATACAAATCGAAATGCTTCAAAAGCCATCTCAATTATAT